CAAAGCTTGCCAAAGGTGGTAAGACCAATGAGATGATGATGCAGTATGGCCGCGGTATGGCCAAAGTTAAGAATCAGGGGAAATAACATGGCCAAGATTAACAATCAACCCGCCTCTACAAATCCCGGCATTCCCCCAAACCGCAGTAAAGCCGACACCGTCAATATGTCTATTGGCAACATCAGCAAAAACGCTGGTAACGAAACCACTAAGACATCCGGTATTGTCACCCGTGGCAACGGCGCGGCTACCAAGGGAACTATGGCCAGAGGCCCGATGGCATGAATTACACCGCACTCAGCAACGCGATTCAAGCGTACACGGAGAACACGGAAGCAGATTTCGTGGCTAATATTCCCGTGTTCGTTCAGCAAGCTGAGCAGCGTATTTATAACTCGGTTCAGTTCCCGTCCATTCGTAAGAACGTGACGGGATCGATGACTACAAATAACAAGTATTTGCAGTGCCCTTCGGATTTTTTGGCGGTGTATTCGTTGGCTGTTATCAACGCCAGTGGAGAGTACGAGTACTTGTTAAACAAAGACGTTAACTTTATTCGGCAGGCATACCCACAGCCCACAGACACGGGGATTCCTAAGTATTACGCGCTGTTTGGCCCTCAGTCGTCTAATGCGGCAGAGTTAACTTTTATTCTTGGCCCTACACCAGACGCGTCGTACGGTTCTGAACTGCATTACTACTATTACCCAGAGTCGATTGTCACGGCTACCACAACTTGGCTGGGTGATAACTTTGACTCTGTGCTTTTGTATGCATCTTTGGTTGAGGCTTACACCTACATGAAGGGTGAGCAAGACATGATGCAGTTGTACAATCAGAAGTTTATGGAAGCATTAGCGTTGGCTAAACGTTTGGGCGATGGTATGGAGCGTCAAGACGCTTACCGTTCTGGTCAGTTCCGTCAGAAGGTAACTTGATATGTCGATTATCCAAACCCAGACCACCAGTTTTAAGGCGCAGTTGTATCAAGGTATTCATGACCTGACAACTGATGTGATTAAGATTGCCCTGTACACAGCCAGCGCAAATTTAAACGAAGATACAACCGCATATTCAGCTACAAACGAAGTGGCTAACACAGGCACTTACTCTGCTGGCGGTGCACAGCTAACTCCCATCACAATCGGCACGTCTGGATACACCGCTTTTGTGGGCTTCCCAAACATCTCTTGGGCAGGCGCAATTACCGCAAGATGTGCGTTGATTTACAACGATACCGTTGCCGGTAAGCCTTCTATTGCTGTGTTGGACTTCGGTTCTGACAAAACATCCGTTGGTACATTCACAATCACAATGCCCGCAAACACCGCTACGGCGGCTCTTATTAGGAGTTCAAACTAATGTTTGCAACTGAATCTGCTGGTGAAATTGGTAACGTGCTAATCCACAAGGTAGACCATCGTGGGTTCAACCCCGAAGAGCTTGCCGAGCAAGCGTTAAACCGAATTATCTATGTTGGGGATCAGTCCCATCCGGCCATTCGCGATCAGGCGCAAGCTTTTCGTGAACACATCCGTGGTGTGTTGGTGTTCTACATGAAACGCGCAATTGAGTCGAATAACACGACTCTAGCTAACCGTCTCCGTGAAGCGGGGCATCCTGAACTTGTAACTCTATTGGAGATATAAAATGGCTATTACTATTACCACGGCAATGCCCACCAGCTTCAAGGTCGAAATCCTAAAAGCTGTTCACAACTTTACCGCTAGCACAGGTAACACATTTAAAATTGCGTTGTTTAAAGCTACAGCGGCTGGCTCTGGCACGTTTGGCGCGGCCACAACTAACTACTCTGACATGGGTACGGATCAGTTGGCTACGGCAACGGGCTACACACAGCCCGGTAACACATTGACTTCGGTGACTCCCGTTGCTGACGGCACAACTGCTATTTGTGATTTTTCAGATACCACATGGACTTCTGCCACGTTTACGACTTGCGGCGCGTTGATTTACAACGACACAGCATCTGGCGCGGCTTGCGCGGTCTTGAGCTTTAGCGGCGATCAACAGGTAAGTTCCGGTGATTTCACGATTCAGTTCCCTGTTGCTGCGGCAGCTACTGCGATCATTCGTATTGCGTAAGTGAGTTGAAGTGTCTTCATGGGGCGAATACGCTTGGGGTGACAACGGCTGGGGAGGCATAGGCAAAGTCCTGCCTCTTGATGGCTGGGGTAGTCAGGCGTGGGGTGAGTCTCCTTGGGGCACGGGCAGTGTTTCTGTACAAGGTACGGGCGCTGTTGGAACGGTTGGGATTTCGGTATCGGTTACGTTTGTACCCACAGGCGTTTCTGCTACAGGTCAGATTGGCACAACCCTGCCAAAAGTTAACTTCACGCTCACGGGCGTGGTGGCTAACGGCTCTATTGGTGATGTAAGGGCTACAGTCGTTTTCACGCCAACGGGTGTGCAGGGTGTTGGGCAGATTGGTAACTTTAATGTCAACGTTGATGATTTCATCATCCCGATTGGTGTTGAAGGTGTAGGCGCAATTGGTACGCCGCTCATTCGAGTGGGTAGAACGATTACGGTTACTGGGGTACAGGGAACAGGCTCTGTAGGTACGACGGTTCCGTATGTGCAGTTTACACCTGCTGGTGTATTGGGTACGGGTAATGTTGGTAGCGTTCAGATAAATGTGAGCGAAACCATCATCCCAACGGGCATTGAAGGTATTGGTTCTGTTGGTAGCGTAACGCTTGTTTATAACGGCGGAGCAACACCAACGGGTGTAGTAGGTACAGGTAGCGTTGGCACTGCGATTGCGAATGTAATTAAAAACGTAATTGGAGTCCAAGGTTCTGGACAGATTGGTACAGTTTCAGTTAAAGTAAGCGACAGAGTCATCGTCACAGGTGTGCAGGGTACTGGAGCAATTGGAACTGTATTTATTCGGGGGTGGAGCAATTGGAACTGTATTTATTCGGGGGTGGACAGTGATTAACGATTCACAAACACCAAATTGGGCGGATGTGTCAACCACACAGAACCCCGGATGGACGGACATTCCAACATAGGAGTTTTAAATGGCAGCTACAACAGGACAACTAGGGCTAGTCACCCCAACACAAGGCACGCTCTCCGGTACGTGGGGCGATACCGTTAATAATGGTATTACTGAATACGTCAATATCGCCATTGCGGGTACATTAGCCTTTTCTGGCGACGGCGCAGTCACTTTGGTTAACACCCTTGGCGATGCTTCAGCTTCTAACATTGGTACAACAACAGCCCAGTATGCGTGTATCAGAGTTACGGGAACGTCTACCACAAAGGTAATTACAGGCCCAAGCTACAGCAAGACCTACCTTGTTGATAACGCTTCTTCGTACGCAATCACGTTTAAAGCTTCTGGCGAGACGGGTGTTTCTATTGCTGCTGGTGAAAAAGCACTTGTATTCTTTAATAGCGCTGCATCTAACGCAGACTATGTAAAAGTTGCGTCTACCCTTCCCATTGGCACAGTCCCCATCTCAAGCGGTGGTACAGGTCAAACAACAAAGACAGCAGCATTTGACGCGCTGGCCCCTACAACAACCGCAGGTGACACGATGTACTTTAACGGCACAGACGTTGTGCGTTTGGGTATTGGTACTGCCGGTCAAGCGTTGGTTGTAAATAGCGGCGCTACAGCACCCGAATGGGGAACTGCTGGCATTTCAACAGGTAAATCCATCGCAATGGCGATGATCTTCGGGTTCTAAGGAGTCAACATGGCAAATCCAAACATTGTCAACGTCACGAGTATTTACGGTAACTCAGCATACGTTATCCCGTCTAATACTTCTGTTTCAGTTGCATGGACATATAACGGTTCTACTTCGCTGACAGGCTTGACACCTTCAGCCAATACAGTGAACCGCGTGACCAGCATTGTGGTGGCTAACGTCACTTCTTCTGCTGCAACTTGTACTGTGGCTATTTCAAACAATGCGACCTATGCAAGCGGTACACCGTACTACATTGCATACCAAGTAAGCGTTCCTCCGAACACTTCCGTCATTGTTACCGATAAGACTTCATCGTTCTATGTGACTGAGAACCAGTCTGTAGGCGTGATTTCCGGTACAGGTAGCGCATTGAACTACACAGCCACATTTGAAGCAATCACCTAATAGGAGGCTACTATGTCTCTTGATAGAGTTGGCGGCATTCTTTCTGTCGGGCTTGACGGCATCAATTCACCTGTAACGCAGGTGGAGTACCTTGTTGTGGCTGGCGGGGGTGGCGGTGGAGCCGCTAGTGCTGGCACAGGCGGTGGCGGTGCTGGAGGTTTATTAACTGCTACTGGTTATCCAGTAACTATAGGCACTTCCATTACTGTAACTATTGGCGCTGGGGGCGCAGGTTCTACAAGCGTGTCTTCTAATGGCACTAATGGCGTTAGTTCTGTTTTTGGGAACATTGCCGCTGTTGGTGGCGGAGGTGGCGGCTCTCAAAGTGGTGGAGGCACTGGAAATAGCGGTGGTTCTGGCGGTGGCGGTGCTTACCAAAGCGCAGGAGGTGCTGGAACTGCTGGCCAAGGCAATAATGGTGGTCTTTCTACTTATGCGGGTGCTAGTTATTACGAAGGCGGCGGTGGCGGCGGTGCAGGTTCGGTCGGAATGGACGGATATGGTTCCTACCTGTCGGATAGCGGTGGTAATGGGGGCGTGGGCCTTTGCTCAACCATAACTGGTACGCAAACTTTTTATGCTGGCGGTGGCGGTGGCGCAACTAGGTTTTACGGCCCTACGCTCGGTCTTGGTGGCGCAGGTGGCGGCGGAAATGCCGCAAATGATGGAGGCCCAGCCGCACAATCTGGTTTATACAACACAGGCGGTGGTGGTGGTGCGGGCAATGGATCAAGCTACACCAATGGCGCGGCTGGCGGTTCAGGCATCGTAGTCATTCGCTACCCTGCGTATCAAGTTGCCGCTACATCAACAACAGGTGGCCCTGAAACGTACATTGCAGGCGCATGGCGCGTGTACAAGTTTGTTGCCTCTGGCACTATTACATTCTGAGGTTTTATGGCAAACGGTTTATTTAATCTCAAGCAAGTCGTACAAGCTGTTCAGCAAGGTGGTTGGCCTGCTCAAAAAACTCCCGCAGTTGAATACCTAGTTGTTGCTGGCGGTGGCGGTGGCGGTCAGAACAGCGGTGCTGGTGGAGGTGCTGGTGGAGTACTACAAGGCATTGACCCAGTACCAAACGGCCAGACGGTTCTTGTTACTGTTGGCGCAGGTGGTGCTGGTGGAAATGGAGGCTCTGGTAACGGGGTTGCTGGCGGTAATTCTGTATTTGGTTCCGTAGCCGCTATAGGCGGTGGGTATGGTGGATACAACGCTCTTTCCGGAGGCTCTGGCGGTTCAGGAGGAGGCGGTGGAGCGGGTAGTGCGGCTGTTGCAGGTCAAACTATTCCATACGGACAAGGTACAGCAAATCAAGGAAACGCTGGTGGTTTAGGTCTTGGTGGAGGATCTGGTGGTCAGGCTGGTGGCGGTGGCGGTGCAGGCACTATAGGGCGTAACGCACCCACGCAAAACTATGCTGGTTACGGTGGCGATGGCGTTAGTTCTGCTATTAGCGGAACAACAACAACGTATGCGGGCGGCGGCGGTGGCGGCACGTATCCGAACACAAGTGTCCCCGGTGCTGGTGGTGTAGGGGGTGGCGGCGCTGGCGCAAGTGTTGCAAGCGCGGCTGGAACAAACGGGACAAACGGCAAAGGCGGCGGCGGCGGTGGCGGTGCTGGTGGTAGTGGTATCGGTGGTACAGGCGGCTCTGGCATTGTCATCGTTTCATACCCAGACGTATATGCGGCGGCAACAACAGTCAATGCAACTGCAAGTACAAGTGGGTCGGGTAGTTTGTTTTTAAATGGTTCAAACCAATACATAACGTATCCAAGCAACTCGGCGTTTGCCTTTGGTACTGGTAGTTTTACCATTGAAGCGTGGATATATCCTACAAGCACTTCTGGCTATAGGACTATTTTTACAACTCGCGGCGTTACTTCTAACGCAGTTTATTTTGGCCTTGACACCGGCGCTTTATACCCTGTCTTATTTACATCCGGGGGAGTTTTGACATCAAGCATTGCTGTTAGCTTAAATGCTTGGTCGCACGTTGCATTGGTAAGGTCTGGCACAGTAGTAACAATTTATGTAAATGGAGTGTCTGGTGGTTCAGCAACAAGCGTTACTGATTTCACACAAACTGCTTGCGTTGTAGGTTATGAATATTCCACAAGCCAATATCCTTGGTTTGGTTACATTTCAAATCTTCGCGTTGTTAAAGGAACTGCTATTTACACAAGCACTTTTACTCCAAGCACTACGCCATTAACGGCTGTTTCTGGCACAAGTTTATTGTTAAATACAATATCTGGAGCATACATTACAGACAGTTCTGCAAACAGTTTTGTTCCTACATCAACTACTGTTGCTGGCAGTTGGAACCAACTGTCTCCGTTTACAGGTACAGGGTATAAAAACCGTGTGTACACTTGGACTACCAGTGGAACAATCACCTTCTAAGGAACAGACATGAGTAATAGACTGGGTGGTTTTATTGCAGGGCAGAACATCAATGTTGCCTTTGGCACGTTTACGATTGGCGTGACACCAGACCTTACATTTGCTTCTGCAGCGGCTACGCCTCCTGTGGGCACGCCTGTTCAGTTCACAACCACTGGAACTTTACCAACTGGTTTTTCTTTAAACACAACCTATTACGTCAGAAGCGTAAGCTCAAACACCTGCCAAGTTTCTACAACCCAAGGCGGCTCTGCTACTACATACACCAACGGCACAGGCTCTGGCACTCACACTGCTGTAACCCAACGCGCATTCAATCCTTATGCTGGCGCTCCTGATACTGTTGAGTATTTGGTAGTAGCTGGTGGGGGTGGTACGTCAGTTAACGCAGGGGGCGGTGGCGCGGGTGGTTTGCTTCAAGCCGCTGGGTTTGTTGTTGCGTCAGGGACTGCATTGACTGTAACTGTGGGAGCAGGTGGCGCTGGAGCGACAAGTGGAACAGCTTCAAACGGTTCTAATTCTGTATTCTCAAGCATTACTGCTACTGGAGGCGGTAATGGTAGCGAAAATGCGGTTGGCGCAACTGGGGGGTCAGGTGGCGGTGGCGGGTATGGCGCACTTGCTGGAGGTGCAGGCACTTCAGGACAAGGTAACGCTGGGGGCGCTTCTGTAAAACCATCGTCATACAGTTATTTTGGCGGTGGTGGCGGTTCAGGTGGCGTTGGCACTGTTGGCATTATTGGTATTGGCGCTAGCAATGCTGGAGGCGTTGGGGGTAATGGTGGCGCTGGAACGGTTGTCACAATTACTGGCTCAAGATTGCTCTTGGCTGGGGGTGGGGGCGGCGGCGCTTACGCAACAACAGGCGATCCGGGAGGTATTGGTTGCGCGGGTGGCGGCAAGGGTTCTTCAATTTCGGCTGGCACTGCAACGCCGGGGCAAGCAAATACGGGTGGCGGTGCTGGGTCTGGTGCTGGCGCTAATCAAACGGGCCAAGCTGGAGGCTCTGGCATAGTCGTTGTTCGCTACCCTCAAATAAATTCAGCGCCATCATTGGTGACAGGCGCACCTCAAGTGCGCTATGCTGACGGATATCAAATCTACATTTGGACTTCTTCTGGTTCAATTATTTTCTAAGGAGCTTAAACATGGCGCATTCTGGGGCGACCCGTCACTTTGGATTCAAACAAGCTACAACACTTCTGGTGGGGTTCACTCACAGGGAGGTACGCCACTGCGTAAAAACTACGCTGGTATTGGTTACACATACGACTCAGTTCGTGATGCGTTTATTCCACCCAAGCCTTACGCTTCTTGGTTATTAAATGAAACCACTTGTCAGTGGGGCGCACCTACACCTATGCCTGTTGTAGAAGGTAAGATGTTTACATGGGATGAACCCACAACTTCTTGGGTTGAATTTGTAATCCCAACACCAGAAACACCAGCCTAATCATCGGAGCAAGAGATGCCAACATACAGCGGAATGTGGACACTGAGTCAAGTCAGTCAGGCGGTCAAAAACCTGAATTGGACGGGCGTTCCTCCGTCTGTTGTTGAGTATCTAGTTGTTGCTGGTGGAGCAGGTGGAGGCCAAATTGCTGGTGGTGGCGGAGGAGGGGCTGGTGGAGTTCTTGCGGGGTATGCTGGGATTGCTACTGGTGCTTCTTACTTTGTTACTGTTGGCGCAGGTGGCGCGGTAACCACTAACGGAAATAACTCTGTTTTTGATGCTACAACATCAGGCGCATACACAGGGCGTATTGTTGCAGTTGGCGGTGGCACAGGTGGTATTGGAGGAAGCATTGAAGGAAAAACTGGCGGTTCAGGTGGTGGTGGCGCGGCAAACTACGGAAGTGGCTCCGGCGGTGTTGGTACTTCTGGGCAAGGAAATGGTGGCGGTGGTGGGTATGATAATTATGCCGCCGCTGGTGGCGGTGGCGGTGCGGGTACAGTTGGTATTACTGCACTTGCAGGACTTCCCGGAAGAGGTGGCGCAGGCACTGCCTCTGCAATTACTGGAACACCTGTAGCGTATGGCGGAGGCGGTGGTGGATATGTAGGTGGTGGATATGTAGGTGGTGAAGGCGGTACTGGCGGCGGTGGAAATGGACAAGGCGCATCTGCTTCTACTGCTGGGACTGTTAACACTGGTGGCGGTGGCGGTGGTGGAGCAACTGCATCGGCTGGTGGTTCAGGCGTTGTAATTCTGCGCTACCCCGGCTCAATTCAATATTTCACTGGTGGCACAGTAACCTATGCTGCTGGTCATGTCGTTCACACATTTACCTCTAACGGAACATTGGCTCCAACAACGCCAACTAATTTGCTTGGCAATAACACAATCGTATTCTTCTCGTCCAACACATGGACAGCCCCTGCTGGCGCAACTCAAGTTCAATACTTAGTTGTTGGCGGCGGTGGGGGTGGTGGTGGTCTTTATGGTGGCGGCGGCGGAGGCGGTGGTGGTTTCCGTACTGCTACAGGCTTCTCTGTAACAGCTGGTACAACTTATATTATTTCTGTTGGCGGTGGCGGTATTGGTGGAGCTGGAAGAGCCAGCGGAACTTCTGGAGGTGACTCTTCGTTTAGTTCTATTACTGCTACTGGCGGTGGCTATGGCGCTGGAGATTCGGCTAACACTACTGGCGGTTCTGGCGGTTCAGGTGGTGGTAGCACATCAAATGGCGGTACGGCTGGAGGCGCAGGTAATACACCAAGCACATCACCAAGTCAAGGTAGTAATGGCGGGGCATCCGCATCTGGGGCTAGTTCTTATGGCGGTGGTGGCGGCGGCGGAGCAACTTCTGCTGGCTCTAACGGTACCGTTGCAGTTGGAGGTAATGGCGGTGCCGGCACTGCATCTTCAATAACAGGCACTTCTGTAACGTATGCTGGCGGTGGTGGTGGCGGCGGTGAAGGAAGCGGTGCTGGCGCTGGCGGTGCTGGTGGAGGAACTGCTGGAACTTTCAACAATACTCGCCCTGCAAACGCTCTTAGCGGAACAGGCGGTGGTGGCGGTGGAGGTGGCGGCGCTACTACAGGCGCTCCCGGCGGTAACGGCGGCTCTGGCATCGTAATCATCAAGTGGAGCTAATCATGTGGGACTGGGCTGAAGCATTGATTGCCGCAGCCTGTCTTGTGGCCTTCGTCATCTTTGGCACTTACATGATTGCGTGGAGTTGGATTTAAATGATTGACATTACCAAAGCAATTGGAGCCGTTGCCGCTACCGTTGCCGCACTAGGTGGCAGTTACACACTTGCCGATAAGTTTGGCTTTTTTGACCGCGCAATCATTGAATGGTCGCCTGAGAACTTTAAAATTGTGGCAGAGGCTGGCAAGCCCATCAACGTCACGGTGGCAAGAATTAAAAAGCGAGACGACTGTTCTGTCGAGAGTTTTACGCCAAGCATTCGTGATGCGGCTGGCATGGTGCATGAGGCAACCACTACCGCAAGTAAGTTTAGCGGCCCAGCGGGGCCAGAGATTGACACATTCACTTACGAACTGACAATGGTAGGAAAAGAAAAGATTGCCAGTGGC